ATACGCCTGAAATAGCCCGTCCGCAGAGGGGGGAGGTGAAATTCCTGTGATGCCGGTTCGCCACCGGCAGTTTAAGCTGTTGCCCGTAGCGCTTGGGGAGTAGTGTCGAATAAAGCGCCAAACGAAAAATGAAGAACAAGCGATTGCTTTGATATCGCAAACTATGCGGCGGAGCCATGCCGCCATAAGGCTCCGCCGCATCCTTGTGCTATCAAACAAAAATACAATGAGAAAAGAGGGATCAGTATGGCACAACGAATACCGACCGAAGCCGCCGCGCCGGTCACAACCGCATACCGAGAGGTGATCATTGGCAAGACCACCTACTGCGTGACCAGCGTGTTTTTAGGCGAGAAAGACCTCGGCGAAACCTTGGAAAAGCTGGCAGTGCAAAAGGTACTGGACGAGATTGCGACCGGCACGAAAGCGGCGCTGAGATGCGGCTGATATTTACAAAAAAGATACGGCAAATATGCTGGTTTTGCTTGCTTTGCGGGGCGGCTTAGGGTAGTGTTGGTGGTGGAAAAACCATATTGCCGACCAAGCGTGTTTGCTGCAAATCGGGAGGTAAAATAATGATTACAGCTAAAACATACATTGTCGGCATCTACGTCCGTTTATCTAAAGATGATGAGCGGGCGGGCGAATCCGTCAGCATAGAAAACCAGAAGCTGCTTCTCACGAAGTATGTGGAAGAACAGGGGTGGGAGCTAAAAGAAATTTTTACGGACGATGGATACAGTGGTACCAACTTCAACCGTCCTGCATTCCAACGGATGCTCCAAGACGCAAAGGATAAAAGGATCAACCTCATCCTCGTTAAAGACCTGTCGCGCCTCGGACGCAATTACATCGAGGTCGGCAAGTTGACAGACGAAACCCTGCCGGAACTTGGCTGCCGCTTTATCGCGCTGAACGACTCGGTGGATACCTTCGCAGGCGACAACGACATGATGGTTTACCGTAACCTATTCAACGAATTTTATAGCAGGGATACCAGTAAAAAGGTGCGCACCGTCAAAAAAGCCTGCGCGGAGAGCGGCAAATACTTGGGAACCTACGCTCCTTATGGCTACAAAAAAAGCCCCGACAACAAGCATAAGCTGATCGTTGACGAGGAACTGGCTCCGGTGATTAAGCGGGTTTTCACGCTGCGCTGCCAAGGCAAGGGTTTTCGCGCCATCGCCTCCATACTCAACGAGGACAGGGTGCCATCGCCCAAAGAGGTCTACTACCAGCGCAAGGGCGGGGAGAACACCAGTAGCAACGGTCTGTGGAACGAGGTCACGCTCCAAAAAATCATCCGAAACGAGGTCTACATCGGGCATATGGTGCAGGGAAAGACCGGAACCGTATCCTACAAAACCCACAAGATCATCGGCAAGCCGGAGGAAGAATGGATTCGGGTGGAAAATACCCATGAACCGCTGATCGACTCCGAAACATGGAACACCGTGTGCGCCATTGACGAGAAGAAGTACAAGCCCCGCAAGACCACCGGCAACGGCACCAACATGTTTGTCGGCCTGCTGAAATGCGCGGACTGCGGTTCCAGCATGCGCTTTCATGTGGAAAAGGGAACGCGCAAGAACGGCAGCCCATTCAACTACAACTCGTTTATGTGCGGCAATTACGCAAGGAGCGGCAAACACGCCTGCACCGTCCACACCATCTACGAATCGGTGCTGGCCGAGCTGGTGCTCGAAGATATCCGAACCAAGGCGCAGCTTGTGGCCTGTGACGAGCAGCGGGTCATCGACCAAATCCTCAAGACCAAAAACAAGCAGAGCATCGCCTATCTCGCCACCTATAAGCGGGAACTGAAAGCGAGTGAGGCGCGGCTGGTCGAACTGGAGAACATCGTGCGGAGTCTGTACGAGGATCGGGTCAAGGGAAACATCCCCGATGCCATGTTCAAAAGCCTTATGCCCAAATACGAGCAGGAGCGCATCGACAAAACCGAGAGCATCAAAATCCTGCGGGAAAAGGTGACGAGCAGCGAGCGGCAATGGGATGATGTAAGCGTATGGGCGGGTATTATCCAAAAGTACATCGCCTTGGAAGCGCTGGAATCCAAAATCCTGCTGGAGCTGATCGACAAGATTGAGGTATTCGAGGCTCGGAAGATTGATGGCAAGCGGATCTGCGATGTGCGGATTTATTACCGTTTTGTGGGTGACATCTCCCAAGCGGTGCAGGATGTGGAGGCGCGGTATGGAAAAGCTATATAACGTGGGCATTTACACCCGCCTCAGTGTAGAGGACACCGCCAACTCCGGCAAGGCCAAAGGCAAAATCAATACCCTCGACCGCGATTCCGTAAGCATCGAAAACCAGCGGATCATCCTGTCCAAGTACGCCATGCTGCGCGGTTGGATGGAAACAAGGGAATACGCCGATGACGGATACTCCGGTGGAAACTTCGACCGCCCCGCTTTCAAGCAGATGGTCAAGGACGCGCAGGACGGAATCATCAACCTCATCCTCGTGAAAGACTTAAGCAGGCTCGGCAGGGATTACATTGAGGTCGGGCGGTATACGGACGAAATCTTCCCCGCGCTCGGCTGCCGGTTTGTGGCGCTCATGGACGATATCGACACCGGCAAGGATGACAACGACATGATGCCCTTTCGCAGCCTGCTCAACGATTATCACCTCAAGGATTTGAGCAAAAAAATAAAGTCCGTCCTCAATGCCAAGGCGAAAAGCGGTCAATACCTCGCAAACTACGCGCCCTACGGCTACCGGAAAAGCTCCGATGACCGCCACAAGCTGATTGTTGATGAATATGCTGCGGGAATCGTCAAGAAGATTTTTGAGTTGCGGGTGCAGAAACATGGCTACGCAAGGATCGCCAGCATCTTAAACAGTGAAAACATCCTCTCACCGAGGGAATATCTGTACCACAGCATGGGCAGGGAGAACCCCTATAAGAAAACCAGCCTGTGGCGCGACACATCCGTCAAGGTTCTGCTGAAAAATGAGATATACCTTGGGCATATCATCCAGCACACCACCGGCTCGCTGTCCTACAAAAACAAAACGCAGATCAAAAGGCCGGAATGTGACTGGATACGGGTGGAGAACACACATGAACCCATCATCGACCAACAGACATGGGATGCCGTACAGAGCATCAGCCTCATCAAGTACGATCCCGATCAAAGACGGACACCGCAGCCGAGCCTCTTCTCCGGCATGCTGATCTGTGCCGACTGCAAAAGCGGCCTCACGCACAACAGCAACAAACAAACACGCAAAAACGGCGAAGTGGTCAGATACAGCTCGTATGGCTGCGCCTACCACTACCAGACAGGCAGATCGGTCTGCTCGGCACATCGGATCTATGAGATGACACTCAAGAAAATCATCATTGAGGACATCAAAAAACAGGCTGGCCGGATTTCATGTGACGAGCAAAAGGTGGTCGCCGAATTGCGAAACCGGCTGTCCTGTGATAATGAGCAAAGCCATGTGGATGTAAAAAAAGAGCTGAAGCGGATCGAGAGCAGGTTGACTGAGCTGGACAGATTGAGCGCCAAGCTGTATGAGGACAAGCTGGCCGGACAGATATCGCCGGAAACATTCGCAAGCCTCATCGCCAACAGCGAGGCCGAGCGTACCGAGATAGAAGCGGAACGGCTCCGGTTGACCGAGGCGCAGGCCGTCATCGACAGCCAGCTTCTCAACATCGAGAACTGGATTGCCAGCATCCGCAGGCACATGGCGCTGGAGGAACTGGACAGCGAAACCCTGCGGGAGCTGATCGAAAAAATCGAGATCGGTGAACGGCTGGTGGTCGATGGGGTCAAGCAACAGGATATCAAGATTTATTACAGGTTTGTGGGCTTGATGGGCTGAAACAAAGAATTTACAAGCCGCACTTTTTACCCCTCGTTAAAAAAACATCTCCTTTTATAAAGTATTGGATGTATAAAAAATTTGGAAAAAATATAGAAGCTTCAAAATGAAAAATAAAAAGAATAATGAATGAGGTGAAAATTGAGAAAAGTAATTAAATGGAATGACGAATGGAATTTTTTGAAAGGAGATTTTCA